AAGGCTAAAGCAGCCGCAATATCCGCAAGAAACAAGAAGAAATGAGATATACCTACGGGCTGGAGAACGTCCGGGTTCGTCATTGGGGCGAGAAGGCAGACATTCAGATCGGGTCTTTCTGCTCGATTGGCGATAACGTCGAGATATTTCTAGGTGGGAACCACAGGACAGATTGGGTAACGACCTACCCTTTTGGGCATATCAACGAAAACGTATTTCCTTGGCATGGTGAGGGACATCCAGCGACTAAGGGTGGCGTTGTTATTGGTAACGATGTCTGGATAGGGTCGGGATGTACGATTATGTCTGGCGTTACGATAGGTGATGGTGCTGTCCTAGCGGCTAAGTCTGTGGTGGTTAAGGATGTTCCTGCCTATGCGGTAGTTGGTGGGAATCCTGCTCAACTTTTAAAGTACCGCTTTGAGTGGGATCAGATAGAGAAGCTGCTAGAGAACCCTTGGTGGGAGCTACCAGAAGCCCGTATAAACGATTTAATCCCGTTACTGTGTTCAGACAAGGTAGAGGACTTAATTGCAGCCCTTAACGCTTAATTTAGGCTCTGGCAAGGATTGGCGGGATGACTGCCTAAACGCAGACATTCAGGCTAGGGTAAAGCCGGATTGGGTAGCAGATATTTCTCGGGTGAATTTTGGCGAGATCATTGCTACTCGGTTTGGGGAAATTCAGATCAAGCCTTATATGTTCGATAAGATCATTGCTAACGATGTTCTGGAACATATCCCGGACTTGGTAGCCGCGATGACGAACTGCAAGAATCTGCTAAAGCCGGGAGGAGAGTTCCACATTCACGTTCCTTACGAGTTAAGTCTAGGGGCATGGCAAGACCCGACTCATGTAAGGGCATTCAATGAGAATAGCTGGCTGTACTACACAGACTGGCATTGGTATTTAGGTTGGGAAGATCGGTTTTACATGAAGCAAATGGCGTTTAACCTGTCCGAATTCGGCAATGAGTTAGCAGAAAAGAAAGTATCAGACGCAGAAATACTGAGAACGCCGAGGGCTGTTGATTCGATGAGTGTTATTTTATGCAAGCAATAGTCATATGTACGGTGAACAATCCCGGCATTACTGTGCTGCTGGAGTCTATTCGTTGCTATGGTGACAAGTTACCCGTGTACTTATGTAGTAATAATCTTGGACTCTGGGCAAGAGCAAGAGAGATCACAGAAAACCTTATCTACAGACCCAATTCTGCTACCAATTTTGGAGATGCTTATAACGCAGCCGTTGATTACGCCTTTGAACATGGCAAGTTTGACTCATTGATTTTAGCTAACGATGATGTGGTTCTTAATCCAGATACGCTATCGTTAATGCGGGAAGATGCGGGAATTCTGGAGTCTCGTGACGTGAAATACGGATTCTTAGGTGCAAGAAGTGACTATGTGTTGCCGGATCAGAACATCAGATTCCCGGTAGACGGGGACAGAAGGGCAGGATTGAAGTGGGAAAGTGAGCATCAGATCAAGCTGACTCCGGTGATTGCGCCTATTTTCGCGTCGATAAGCCGGGAAGCATGGGAAGTAGCTAAGTTCCCGTCAACGAATTGGTATTCAGATAATATAATATGCCATGACTTGAACGTGGCGGGTTATCAACATTTCGTTAGTAGGGCTTATGTGCATCATGCAGGGAGCCAGACGGTAGGTGTTGATTTCAAGAAATGCCATGAAGAACCGAGGGCGTGGATACTAGAGAATCGCCCAGATATGTACGAGGCTATCTATGGCTGACGGATTACTTTCAAATGTTTTAGGCGCGATAGATCGCAAAAAGCAAGAGGTCAAAGCTGGACTTGGACTTTTGGCTAACAATCCGCAGGAATGGGCTGCACAGGCTACGGCTAGATATTTCCCGACCAAAGAAGAAGAACGACAGTTTAGGATGGTTAAGGAAATGGGTGGAGACATAACCCAGACTCCGTACTACCAGAAGGTGTTTGATCTGGCTCAGTTTCAGGGAAGTTTGAAACCTATTCGTGGTCAATCGGCTGCTGAAAAGTTAGGATTTAATAAAGATGTTTACCATTTTTCCAAAACAGGGGCAGATATAAAAGAATTTGTCCCCGGTATGCAGGACTTATCTCCTTTTGGCATTGGTACTCACGTTGGCACAAAAGAGGCTGCATACGATAGATTCCTAAAGACAACAAATACTGGTGTAACTTATCCGTTAAAAATAAAAACTGAGAGGCAATTCTTAAACAAAGAAGGAAAGCCGTTTGAAGAAGAAAGGCTTTCATCTGAGTTATATAAATTGATAGAAAAAATTGGAGATGAAAAAGGCGTAGATGTTTATAAATTGCCTTATCAAGAAAGAAACAAAATGTTGGCTGACTATATGTGGAAGAAGTATGACGCTATTCCATATATAAACGATGTGGAGGCTCCGGGGAGCATTAGTTACATTGTTCCTTCCCAAAACATCAGGTCGAAATTTGCGAAATTTGACCCAACAAAAGCGGAATCGAAAGACATATTGGCTGGAGTTCTGCCTTTAGGATTGCTAGCAGAAGATGACAAAAAGCAAAAGAAAGATATGCGGAAGTGAAACACTAGACAACCCTAATGGGATTTTTGTTACTATGAGGCAAGCTGAGGCAATCGCTAATAAAAATATGCCAAGCGACTTACGCAGAGCAGGATTTGAGGCTTATGTGTTTAATGGTGAAAGAGGCTTTGTAATTCGTTATGGCAAGTAAGCATGACATCCAGAGGATAATGCAAAAATGGAAACAGAACACAGTAAAGAGGAAGAAGTTACAGCGTATCCGGGGCTAACTAATGCAGGTAAGGGTAGGCCAGCAGGAGTGCCTAATAAGTCTACTGCGGTAGTGCGTAATGCTATTGCTACTCTGCTAGAGAAGAACGTGCCTTACATGGACAGATGGCTCCAGAGGGTAGCTGAAGGCGATGAGGTGCTAGGGTTAAAGCCTGATCCAGCCAAGGCACTAGACCTAATGCAGAAGCTATCTGAGTACCATATACCCAAGCTGGCTAGGACAGAGGTAACGGGTAAGGATGGGGAAGCCCAAGAACACATAGTGAGATGGGGAGGACGGAAATGAGCTATAAGCCAGTAAATTGCCCGATGTGCAGCGCGTTCCTAGTGAACAACAAGTGCTTGAACTGCGGATACGTTAAGTGACAGAGATAGTCAAGATAGGTGATGCAACGCTGTATTTAGGCGATTGTGTGGATATTCTGCCAACGCTAGACAAGGTTGATGCGGTAATTACTGATCCTCCGTATGGGATGGCGGAAAAACTTTATGGTGGAGAATCGGGTCGGTGGGGAAAATTGCATACAGAAAAAGGTGGCTTTTCATGGGATCAGGAAGCTCCAAATGTGGTGCTAACTTTTCCAAATATTGCTGAAAAAGTAATAATTTGGGGCGGTAATTTTTTTGATTTGCCTGTAAGTAGGTCATGGTTAGTATGGAATAAGATTATCCGCAACTTTTCAAGTAGCGTTTGTGAGTTGGCTTGGACTAACTTAGATAAGCCGATAAATGCGTTTGATTATTCTCATGGGCAACTTGCGATAGAGGGTAAACAACACCCAACGCAAAAGCCGTTACCGCTTATGATTTGGTGCATTGAGCAAGCGGGAAATCCTAATATTATCCTTGACCCATTTATGGGTAGCGGAACCACAGGAGTTGCCGCCATTCAAATGGGGCGTAAGTTCATTGGCATTGAACGAGAGCCGAAATACTTTGAAATAGCCTGTAAGCGCATAGAACAAGCTACCAAGCAGGATGATATGTTCATTGCTCAGGAGAAACAAGTTCAGGAATCGTTGGCTATATGACAGAGATAGTCATTCCGTACGATCCTAGACCGCACCAGCACGAGCTACATGATGCGCTAGACAATCAGCGGTTTGTTGTTGCCGTTATGCACCGTCGTGCTGGCAAAACAGTAGCTGCAATTAACCATCTCATCAAAGCCGCTATAGAGTGCGACAAGCCTAACCCACGGTTTGCCTATATAGCACCTACCTACAGCCAAGCCAAGAGAGTCGCTTGGGATTACCTACTAGAGTACACAAGGCCGCTTAATGCAACTGCCAACATTGCTGAGTTACGGGTTGATTTTTGGGGGCGTAGGGTTAGTCTTTACGGGTCTGACAATCCTGATAGCTTGCGCGGTCAGTATTTCGATGGCGTGGTTATCGACGAAGTTGGCGATCAGAATCCGAGAATTTGGAACGAAATCCTCAGACCTGCTCTTGCCGACCGTCTTGGGTGGGCTTGCTTCATTGGCACTCCTAAAGGTGCTAACCATTTCGCTGAACTAGCCGATAGGGCTAAGTCTGAAGAAGGCTGGAAGTACCTAGAGTACAAGGCCAGTCAGACCAAGATACTGCCTGAGTCCGAGCTTAAAGCCGCCTATCGAGAGATGGGTGAGGACAAGTACAACCAAGAGTTCGAGTGTTCCTTTAACGCAGCGGTCGAGGGTAGTTACTATGGGAAACTTATTAACGACCTTGAGAGGGATGGTCATATTACTGATTTTCCTCGTGACGATCTGTGCCGTAGCTTTACTGCATGGGATCTTGGCATGGGTGACTCGACTGCTCTATGGGTTGCTCAACTGGCTGGAAAGGAAGTTAGACTCCTTGATTGCGTTGAAAACCACGGACAGGGACTAGATTGGTACGTTCGCTGGCTGAAGGACAATGACTACGCAGGGTTTAGCCAAATCCTGCCCCATGACGTACAGGTTAGGGAGCTAGGCACAGGCAAGAGCCGTCGGGAAGTCCTAGAGGAAGCAGGGCTGTCCATAACGGTTGCTCCTAGATTGTCTGTGGCTGACGGAATTCAGGCTGTAAGGAGACTATTGCCTAGATGCTGGTTCCATCCGAGGACTAAGCCGGGACTAGATGCCTTACGGAACTACCGTAGGGAACATGACGAGAGACGGCAGATATTCTACGAGAAGCCGCTGCATGACTGGTCTAGCCATATGAGTGACGCTTTCAGATACCTAGCGATAGGTCTTGACGAGGGCGATAGTTCATGGCAGACATCGTTGCCAATTTCAACGAAATGGATTGTATAATAAGCAAAACCCATAAGGATTTGCTATGAAGATGGATGAGGGTCAAATCAAGGGGATTATCGAGAATGAGATCGATAACTCCATCGGTTACATTGATACCGAGACTACGGATCAGCGATCCAAAGCACTAGAGTATTACCTGCGTTATCCGTATGGTAACGAGGTAGAAGGCCGTAGCCAGATCGTAACTGGTGAGGTAGCCGAGGCTATCGACGGTGCGTTACCCCAACTTATCCGGGTCTTTACGACCACCGAGGATATTGTCTCTTTTGAGCCTCAGACTCCCGAAGATGAGGAGTCCGCTAAACAGGCTACAGACTACTGTAACTGGGTCTTTTACCGTGAGAACGACGGTCTAATCATCCTGCACAACTGGTTCAAAGATGCGCTAATGATGAAGGTTGGCGTGGTCAAGGCGTACTGGGAAGCCAAAGAGGACGTTAATAAAGAGTCCTACAAGAACCTGACCGAAGATGAGCTAGCCTTATTACTGTCTGATCCTGCCATCGAGGTAGTGAGCCAGAAGGTCGAGATGGTTGACGGTGGTGTGGATATGATGGGTATGCCGATCCAGATTCCTTACTACTCGGTCAAGGTCAAGAAGGTTAAGAAATACGGCTGCGTCAAGATTGAGAACGTACCGCCAGAAGAATTCCTGATTAGCAAATCGGCAAGAACTATTGAGGATAGCCCGTTCGTAGCTCATCGTCGTTTGATGACTCGTTCGGAACTCATAGCGATGGGTTTCGACAAGGACATCGTCGAGGGATTGCCTAGCTACGACGATCTCCAGTTCACGACTGAGCGTATTGCTCGATTCAGTCAGGGTGAGCAGCCGGATGAGAACATTAGCCTAGACCCAACGATGCAGGTCTGTGAGGTCTACGAGTGCTACATCAAGATTGACGTGAATGGGGATGGTATCGCTGAACTGCGTAAGATTGTCTACGCTGGCAACGAAATCTTGGATGACGAGGAATGTGATCTAGTACCGTTCCATAGCCTTTGTCCGATCCCGATCCCGCATAAATTTTTTGGACAGTCTCTAGCAGACCGGACGATGGACATCCAGCTAATCAAGTCCACGGTTACGAGACAGATGCTGGATAACCTGTATCTCACGAACAATGCCCGTCTTGGTGTGGTTGATGGTCAGGTCAACTTGGATGATGCTCTTAATGCAACTCCGGGCGGCATTATCCGTGTCAAGTCGGCTGGTGCGATTGTGCCTATCGAGGTTCCTGCGGTTACGGCTCAGGCTTTCCCATTGCTTGAGTACATGGATAGCGTTCAGGCCAAGCGTACAGGTGTTAGCGACCAGCAGCAGGGTCTTGATCCTGACGTAATGAATAACGTCTCGGCTACGGCTATTGCGGCGATGATGAAGTCGAACTCTGGGAAGCTGGAGTTGATTGCTCGAATCTTTGCTGAGACAGGTGTTAAGAGCTTGTTTAAGGGCATTTTGCACCTATTGGGCAAGTATCAGGATCAGGCCAAGATTGTCCGCATGAGAGGTCGATTTGTGACGTTTGATCCTCGCTCATGGACGAATCAGTACGATGTGGCGATTAACGTCGGTCTTGGTTCAGGGGATCGTGAGCAGAAGCTAGCCATGTTGCAGATGATCCTTGGCAAGCAAGAGCAGATTCTTACTCAGTTTGGCGCATCAAATCCTGTGGTGTCTGTGGCTCAGTACCGGGATACCTTAGCGAGACTGATTGAATCGGCTGGGTTCAAGGATGCTAAGGCGTTCATTAACGAGATCAGTCCTGAACAGAATGAAGCGTTGTCTCAGCCACAACCACCTGCTCCAGATGCTCAGGCTGAAGTAGCTCAGATGCTGGCTCAGGTAGAGAGAGAAAAGACCGAGGCTAAAGCTCAGATTGAGGCTGCAAAACTAGGCTTGCAGAGAGAGCAACTAGAGGCTGAATTTACTCGTAAGGGTATGGAAATGGCGATGCAGCAGGAGCGTAGTGCTTCTGAGATGCGGATCAAAGAGGCTGAGTTGGCTGTTAAACAACTACAGGCTATCTTGGCGATGGACATTGCTGATGAGGACAGCCGTAACAAACAGGCTGATATTGTCCTAAAGGCGATTAAAGAGCTAGGTAATTTGACTAAGGGTACGAATGGACAAATGCCAATGGGCTGAGAATCTACTGAGGGATGAGTACTTTCAGGCAATGATGGAAGAACTCCGGTCAGTAGAGATTAACAAATTTGCTATGAGCGAGTTTGATGATAGCTTGGTAAGGGAAAATGCTTACCATCAGCTAAGGGCATTAGAGAAGATTGAAGCCTACCTTGAAGGTCTATCGGCACAGAAGTTGATAGACGAAAAGCGGCTGAAAATTTTGTAACTGAGTCGGGCAGTTCCCGATATAATTTAGGAAACTAATATGAGCGATACTGGAAGTATGACCCCGGAAGGGAATACTCAGTTAGACGTAGGTGGTGCAGCCGACGCTATCATGGGTCTTATGGGTGCGGAAGAAGGCTCCGAACAGGAACAACCTGAAACCCAACTCGAAGCCAATGATAGCGAAGCCGAATCCGAGGAATCTTACGATGAATCGGAGGTAGAACAAGATGAAGGCGAGGATGAGCAAGAGCAGCCTAAATACCGAGTCAAAGCCGCTGGCGAAGAACGGGAGGTAACGCTCGATGAGCTTATCAAGTCTTATCAACTTGGCACAGACTATACGAAGAAATCGCAAGCTGTAGCTGAAGAACGCAAGGCTGTAGAAGCAGAACGCCAGCGTATCGAGGAAGCTAGGTATCTCCGCGACCAATATGCGGAACGGTTGCAGGTCATTGAGCAGATGCTTAACCAGCAGCCGGAAACTGAGAATCTGGACTATCTGAAGGAAACCGATCCTATCGGTTACGCAGTTAAGGTCGCAGAACTGTCTCAGCGGGAGAAGCAGTTAGCCCAAGTTCGAGCAGAACAGGCTAGGATTGTCGAGCAGCAACAGAGGGAACAGCAGGAGCAACTTGGTCAGGTAGTACAGGCTGAGTCTCGTAAGCTGGCAGAGGTAATCCCTGAGTATGCTGACCCGCAGAAGGGCGAGACATTACGTCGTGAACTCCGTGAATTCGGAATCAAGGCGGGATTCTCAGATCAGGAATTAGCGAATGTTTACGATTCGCGAGCAGTATTAACGTTGTACAAGGCGATGCAGTACGACAAGCTACAGTCTGCAAAGCCGAGCATCACGAAGAAGGTTAACGAGGCTCCGAAGGTAATGAAGTCGGGAGTTTCACAGCCTCGTGATAGCAGCGACGAGATGAAGAAACTAAAGGCTAGGGCAAAGCAGACCGGAAGGGTCGCTGATGCCGCTAAAGCATTTGAACGTTTTTTATGAGGAATTAAATCATGCCTACATTTACAGCACATACCGCGATTGGTCAGCGGGAAGATTTGACCGACATCATCTATGACATCTCGCCAACTGAGACACCATTCATGTCCTCGATTGGCAAGACCAAAGCTACCGCCGTGTATCACGAGTGGCAGACTGACTCGCTGGCTGCAGCTACTACTGCTAACGCTGCGATTGAAGGTGCTGACGCTACATCGGCAACTCTGTCACCAACCGTCCGTCTTGGTAACTACACCCAGATCATCCAGAAGACCGTTCAGGTTTCGGGTACTTTGGACACAGTAAACAAGGCTGGTCGTAAGTCGGAAAAGGCTTATCAGTTGGCTAAGGCTTCTGCTGAACTGAAGCGCGATCTGGAAACCATCCTGTGCGCTAACCAAGGTCGTTCGGCTGGTACATCGACAATCGCTCGTAAGTTGGGTTCGATCCTGTCGTGGATCAAGACTAACTCGGACGTTGGTACGAATGGTGTTGATCCAGCAACTATCGGCGTATCGACTCGTACTGATGGTACTCAGCGTACTTTCACCGAGGCTCTGCTGAAGACTGTTGTTTCTGAGGTGTTCGTATCAGGTGGTTCGCCTAAGATTCTGATGGTTGGTGCTGCTGGTAAGCAGAAGGTATCGTCGTTTGCTGGTATCGCTGCACAGCGTTACATGGCTCCGGGCAATACTCCGACCACCATTATCGGTGCGGCTGACGTTTATATGTCGGACTTTGGCACGATGTCGGTTGTTCCTAACCGCTTCATGCGTGTTCGTGACGCTCTGGTAATTGATCCTGAGTACGCAGCACTTGCTTATCTCCGTCCATTCCAGACTAATGATCTGGCTAAGACTGGTGACAGCGAGAATACTCAGCTTCTGGCTGAAGTTACTCTGGAAGTCAAGAACGAAGCTGCTCATGGCATCGTTGCTGACCTAGATATGGCTCTGTAATAAGTAGCAACTCTCCCCTGCCTGATGGTGGGGGAGAACTACGAAAGGATTTATGAGTACTCCGATACGGACTCAAACAGCATTTGAAGACGGTGATGGTGGGATTGTCATCGAGACTAAGCAGGATGTTACCGAGATCATTGAGGCTAACAAGGCTCAACTTGAATTCGATAAAGAACGCAGAGGCCACTTAAACGAGCTTCATCACGTTGCCAGAATACCCTTCACGGTGATTGACGTACTGAATCAGCGTGGGATTATGAAGGGATTTAACGTCGTGGATGATGCTGGATTTGCTAAATGGCTGAACGATCCTGATAATGCTGTCTGGAAAACGTATTGGGGAACTGTATGAGAGTAGGAGTTTGCGTACCGTGTAGGGATGAGGTTCATACTGGTTTTGCTTTCGACTTTGCGAGGATGGCTGCACATGATGCGTCTGTTCGTTGCAAGGACGGTAAAGGTGGGTTAAGCCTTTACACAATGCCGGGAACGCTGATTTTCGACCAACGGGAAAAACTAGCACAGGTTGCTTTGAGTGAAAAGTGTGACGCATTGCTGTTTATCGATAGCGACATGCGGTTTCCACCAGACATCATTGACATCTTGTTAAGCCGCAATGTGCCTATCGTTGGGGTTAATGCTACGACCAGAAGGAAGCCTGTCACACCTACGGCAAAGATTTTGACTAGGTACATGGATGGGGATACTGAGGTTCGTAAGTGGTCGAATGTAGATTCTCGCGGTAAAGAGGGAATCGAGGAGGTTACAGCGGTTGGGTTTGGTGCTGTAATGATCCGCAAGGAAGTATTTGAGAAGACTGGTAGACCTTGGTTCGATGCTGGATGGGGTTCTAACGGTGTATGTGGTGAGGATGTATATTTCTGCGTCAAGGCTGGTTCTGAGGGCTTTCAGACGTATGTAGACCATGAGCTATCGATGCATATCAGGCACATAGGAACATACGAATATGGCTGGAAGGACTTTGAGCAGTTAGAGGAATAATATGCCATTTACTAGCTATTCGGACTTAAAGACCACGGTAGCGAATTATCTAGCCCGTAGTGATCTAACGTCGGTTATCCCCGATTTCATCCGACTAGCTGAGGAAAGGCTACGTCGAGACATTCGGACTCGGCAGATGTTGATTGTCGCAACGGCATCGACTACAGGCGGTGATTCTACTGTTGGATTACCTACAGACTTCTTAGAGATGCGCGATATTCACCTGAACACGAATCCGGTGACTACATTGCGCTACAAGGCTCCTAATAGCTTCTACGCTGAGTCTAGGGTTACAGAGGGTGGTAAGCCTATTGACTACACGATTCTAGGTGCTGAGATACAGCTAGCCCCATCTCCAGACGGTACTTACGTTCTCCAGATGCTGTACTACGGCAAGCCTCCGCTATTGTCTGATAGCAATTCTAGTAACATCTTCCTAGCGAACTATCCTGATGCTTTGCTATATGCGTCTTTGGCTGAGGCAGAGCCTTATCTAATGAATGATGCCCGTGTTCAGACTTGGGCAGCTTTGTATGATCGTGCTGTAACTGCGATTACGAACTCTGACCAATCGAGTGAATACAGCGGTCAGCCTATGTCTATGTCTTATAACGTGAGGTAAATCATGGCAGAAATGGCAAATTATCTTGAGGACGCGATAATTAACGCGGTTCTCCGTAACACGAGCTACACAAGCCCAGCGACGGTTTATGTGGCTCTTTATACGTCTGACCCTACGGATGCGGATACTGGTACTGAGGTATCTGGTGGCTCGTATGCTCGTACTGCGGTGACGTTTGGTGCGCCTAGTAACGGTGTAACGACGAACTCAGCGAGTGTGACATTCCCAACGGCTACGGCCTCATGGGGAACTGTTAGCTATATCGGTCTAAGAGATGCGTCAACGTCTGGAAACCTGCTGTTTCATACGGCTCTGGATGAGGCTAAGACTGTGGGTACGGGTGATATTTTCACCATCTCAACAGGCAACCTTTCCGTTACGTTGGCCTAAATGCCGTTCGTCCTAAACGACAGGGTAAAGGAAACTAGTACGACTACGGGTACTGGAACGATTACGCTTGCTGGTGCTGCTACTGGCTTTCAGTCGTTCTCTAGCGGTATTGGCAACACAAATACAACGTACTACGCCATTTACCTGTCTGGATCGAATGAGTGGGAAGTTGGTATCGGGACAGTAGGCTCAGGCACTTTAAGCCGGGATGTGGTTCTACAGTCCTCGAACTCTGATGCTTTGGTCAACTTCTCTGCTGGCACTAAGGATGTATTCGTAACGTACCCTGCTGATCGGGCTATTTACAAGGAAACATCTGGTAATGCGGTGACATTCCCTATTTGGGAAACATCTAAGACGGTATCTGGTGCGTATTCGATCACTAGCGGCAATGATGCTGTGAGTTACGGGGCAATAACTATAAGCACAGGAAGCTCTGTAACAGTCCCAACAGATGACTATTGGCTGGTTTTTGGTTAAGGAAAGAACATGAGTAACTTAAAAGTTCAAGGTAATGCGAGTGGTTCAGGTACGCATACTTTACAAAGTGCTAACACTAACAGCAACATCACTCAGACATTGCCTGATGTTAGTGGCGTTACGTTGGGCTTTTTGAATGTTCCTCAATCTGGTTCGGACAAAACTAGCTCATACACACTAGCACTTGCAGACATCGGTGAGTTTGTGGGTGTCGGCACTAGCGGATCAATCACGATCCCTAACTCGACATTTTCGGCTGGTGACATTATCTCGATCTTCAATAACACTAGCGGCAACATTACGATTACCTGCTCGATTACGACGGCTTATATCGCAGGAACTGACACCGACAAAGACACGATGACGTTAGCAACCAGAGGCGTTGCAACGATCCTATTTATTAGCGGTACGGTTTGCGTTGTTACAGGAAACGTAACATGAGTGGCATTATGGCTATGCTGCTTGGCAGAATGGCTGCTGGTGGCGGTGGTTTAACTATTGTCCAGACCTTTACCGCATCTGGAACTTGGACTGCTCCTACTGGCGTAACCGAGGTTGAGTACCTTGTTGTCGCAGGTGGTGCGGCAGGTGGAACGCTTTACGGTGGAGGCGGTGGTGCTGGAGGATTTAGAACTGGAACTGGGTTAGCCGTAACAGCAGGAACTGATTACACCATTACTGTTGGCGCTGGTGGCGCATCCAAAACAAGTGGAACAGCAACAGCCGGAAATAATGGTTCAAACTCAACATTTTCCACTATTACATCAGCCGGTGGTGGTGGGGGTGGAGCAGGTAACAACGCGGTTGGACAAGCTGGCGGTTCTGGTGGTGGCGGTGGTGGATTCGGTTTTACTACCGGAGGAGCAGGAAACACGCCATCAACATCTCCATCACAAGGTAACAATGGTGGTAATGGAGTCAGTAGTCAAAAAATTAGCGGTGGTGGCGGTGGGGCTGGAGCCAGCGGCGCAAACGGAACCCCAAGTGGAGCATCTGGAAATGGTGGTAACGGAACCGCATCATCTATAAGTGGTAGCAGCGTTACTTATGCTGGTGGCGGCGGAGGTGGAGCAGATGGCTCAGGTAGCGCAACTGCTGCTGGATCGGGTGGAACTGGTGGTGGCGGTGCTGGTGGATTTGCAACTTTTCCTTCTGCTGCTAATGGCAGCGCAGGAACAGCAAATACTGGTGGAGGTGGCGGCGGCTCGGCACAAGAAGGTGCTAGTGGAGCAGGCGGCTCCGGCATCGTCATTCTGAAATACACCGTCGCATCGCAGACTGTCTTTACCTTCAAGTCATCGACTAGGTGGGTTGCTCCAACTGGCGTGACCAGCGTGGATTATCTGGTTGTTGCCGGTGGTGGTTCTGGTGGAGGCACAGCGGGTTCTGGTCTAACTGCGGGCGGTGGAGGTGCTGGAGGATTTAGAACTGGCACATCAGCATCGGTTACTGCTGGAACGGAATACACAATAACTGTAGGAGGCGGCGGTGCTGTTCCAACAATTTCACCAAACCAGTTTATAAGAGGAAACGCTGGAAGTGACTCATCGATTGTTGGCGGTTCTTCTCCATCACCTTTTGCTTCTCCGGGTATTGTTTCTACAGGGGGCGGTGGCGGTGGAGCTTACACAAGCTCAACTCAGCAAAATGGTGGTAGCGGCGGTAGCGGTGGTGGAGGCGCACACAATAACGGAACGGGCGGCGCAGGTAATACACCATCAACATCCCCAAGTCAGGGCAGTAATGGAGGTGCTGGTTCGGCTACAGACAATAACGGTGGTTCAGGCGGTGGAGGCGGCGCGAGTGCTACTGGTGGTGCCGGGTCAGGCACTTTAGGTGGCACAGGAGGAAATGGTACTGCTTCTTCAATTAGTGGCTCATCGGTAACCTATGCTGGTGGTGGAGGTGGTGGTTCTGGGCCACCAAATACAACGGGTTCAGCAGGTGGAAGTGGCGGTGGAGGTGCTGGAGCAACAAGCTCGGTTGACGGTGTAAGCGGATCTACAAATACTGGTGGAGGAGGTGGTGGAGGTGTTTATACAAATGCGCCAACCGCTCAAAAAATTGGTGGCTCTGGCGGTTCTGGCATCGTAATTATCAAAATCAATCAATAACTATGGACACAAAAATCTACCGCTTCTTTGGCATTGACGTAGCGATGCAAATGTTACGTCCGGGTGCTAAATGGGAAATCAGCAATGGCGTCTTCACTCGCTGGGAAGACCCTCGCCCTTGTCCGAGCATCGAGGAGGTTTACTGGGTGATGGACAAAATCAAAGACTTTGAGGAAAGCATCCCGACTATTTGGTTGCCAGAGCAGCTAGAGGCCATGAACGCGCAGGTCAAGGAAATAGAGGAAGCAATCGCATGAATATGCACAACCTTTTCCCGACACCCATTGGGATGTTCGACCTTGACCGTAAACTAACGGACGAGGAGATGCTATTCGTGCGTGGGCAGGAAACTAGGCCGAATGAAGGCAATGTCACCAGCGTAAACAACTTTGTGCTGCGGGATTCTGTAATGACTTCTCTGCGGGATTGGGTGGAAGGCTGTGTGGCTGAATATTTCAAAGCCACTAGCGACCCAAAGCATGACGTTGACTTGCGAATCACACAGTCGTGGTTCAACTATTCTGAGCAGGGTCAGTGGCATCACAAGCACGCGCATCCAAACAGCTTTGTGTCTGGCGTGTTCTACCTAAACACCAACCCTGATGACCGCATCTACTTCTATCGTTCTGGCTGGCAACAAATTAAATTTCCACCTGAAAGCTGGAACTTGTACAACTCCGAGTCATGGTGGTTTGAGGCCATCACTGGTCGGTTGATTCTTTTCCCGTCATCACTTGAGCATAACGTGCCGACGGTAACGGGTGACGATGTGAGAATAAGTATGTCGTTCAACACATTCCCGGTGGGGATTGTTGGCGATGAATTGAGTTTGACCGGATTAAAACTGGAGGCTTGAATGGCGCACTTTGCAGAGATTGACAGCAACAACATCGTGCTGCGCGTGATCGTTGTTGACAATAAAGATACGTCTGATGCTTCTGGCGTAGAAAAAGAGCATATTGGTGCTGCTTTCTGTGAGCGTCTGTTCGGTGGAACGTGGAAACAGACCAGCTATAACGGGACGATCCGCAAACACTACGCTGGCGTTGGATATGCATATAACGCTGTGCGTGATGCGTTTATCCCACCACAGCCATATCCTAGTTGGACGCTAGACGATGATGCCAACTGGAAACCACCTGTAGCAATGCCGACAGATGGCAAAATGTATTTATGGGATGAGCAAACTCAACAATGGGTTGAAAGTGTGTAAATGCTAGGTTTCTCGCCGTTAGCCTCAGCGACATTCTCGAGTACCGGAGACAATCCGGTATTTGCGTCTGCTGCGATTAGTGCGACAGCGACAGTATCTAGTAGCTCATCCGTAGATCATCGTGCTGTAGCGGCTGTAAATGCCTCTGCTACGGTATCTTCATCCTCAACGGTCACTAGGTTTGCTGCTGGGGCTATTTCAGCCTCGGCTACGGTTACGGCTGATGCTTACCGTATAGTCCACTTCTCAGGGGCTATTAACGGAACGGCAACAGTAACAGCGTCTGGTTTCCGTCAGGTATTCGGTAATGCGGCGATTACTGGTACTGCTCAAGTTACCGCTATTGGTAACTACTCGATCTTTGGTACAGCAGCTATTAGCTGTGCTGCAACGGTATCGGCTAATGGTGGGCTGTTATTAGCTGGTAGTGCGTCGATTAATTCGTCTGCGACTGTAACTGCATCGGGTACTTTGCAATATATCGTATCTGCCAGCATTGAGGCAGAGGCTAATGTAAGTGCGACAGCGACGGTAACTGCAAAAGGTATTGCATCTATCGTTGCAAATGCGACAATAACGGGTAAGGGATACATTGTTGGTGAGGAATGGGTAGATATAACGCCAGAAACGAATATCTGGACGGATATTCCTGCAAGCAATGATTCATGGGCTGTGGTTGAGGCCTCAACGGACTTATGGGATGACATAAGCCCAAGTTCTAATACTTGGACATTAAAGCCTACTGGAACTGACACATGGCTGAGACAAAACTAATCTTTGGTGAATGGCTACCAGATCAGCCCGGAGTAACAGGGGCGATTACTGACGCTAAGAACTGTTATCCCGTTGCTAACGGCTATGCGCCATTTAGGTCTGAGGCTGATTATTCTGATGCTGCTGCTCAGGATTTGCTTATTACGTTTGGTGGCAAGTTCGGCGGTGAGGTGGCTTTATTTGCTGCTGGAGCGACTCAGGTCTACAAGTTTGACTCGTCTGATGCTAGCTTAGATGCAGCAACGACAACAGGCTATTCAACGGTTGAGAGTTGGGATGTAACGCAGTACGGTGCAAAGATGATTCTGGCTAACGGTCAGGATAAGTTGCAAGCCTATGAGATTGGCGTATCGACTTATTTTGCGAACCTAGCTGCTGCTGCTCCTACGGCTAAATATGTCACAGTTGTTCGTGATTTCGTTGTTGCGGCTAACGATGGAACGGATGCGAACAAGGTCTACTGGTCGGACATTAACGATGAGACGGATTGGACTCCGGGTGCAGCTTCTCAGTCTGATACGCAGATCATTCCTGACGGTGGGGATATAACAGGT